TTGAGGCTTTTAAAAACTTAGGTTGGACAGACATGGTGTATGATACTATTGAATTAGACATTCACAACCCAACAGATAGATTTTACTATGATTTAATCAGTCCAAATTCAAATAATTTTCCACCACAAACTGCAATGACTTTCAAAGCTCATGCAGCTCACATCTATGGAATATTAAAAAGACAAAACTTACAAGGCCGAATGTATGATCTATTTAATCCTCATAGTTCAACTTACAATAAACTCAAGGCCTATAAGGGAATAAGGGTGTATAAAACTCCTGCCTCTTCGAAACAATGTTCAAAGATACTATGTGCGCTACAAGAAAAGATAATGGAAGGTGATCCAACAATATCTTCATTCAGAACACTATCTGATGCTCTTGCAGTAAAACAGAGTGATTCTCTATTTTCCCATAGAAAGGAAACTATTAAAACTGTTCCTTATGAGATGGTTCATAGAGATTGTTGGAATCTAGTTGCAGAAAATGCTGGGACAACTAATAAAACTTGGTTAGTTCTTAGAATAGATACAACAAACTTTACTATAAGTCAAGATGCCTTGAATAATCTGCGTTGGAAAACAGTCTATAATACATCAATTAAGGCCTCTTTATATTCAGAGTATGCTAAGTTTAGAAAAGTTGGTATAGCACCATCGTTTGTTGAGAATGTTCCTGTTCTAGGTTTTTACACACAACATGGTCAAGAATCTGATCAATTAATAGCACGAATAGACGAACAAAAGAACTATCAGTTAGTAACAGTTGATGAAGCCTTTGCCCTAGGAAATATGGTTTCTTATTAAACGCTCTAGGCAATTTCAAAAAAATCTGTATAATAGGTCGTATAGTATTATAAATACTATGGTAGATGCCAATTATGGGTCTACTTAATAAAATAACTTGCTTAACGCAAAGGAGTTAAATCAAATGACATTATTCGATGACATTTATGGGAGAACATTCCCATTCGCAATAGGGTTCGACAGAACCTTTCAATTACTGGAAAGAGCTTCACAAGCACCTTCCGTTACATATCCACCTTATAACATCGTTAAAGAAGACGATGAACACTTCGCTATTGAACTTGCAGTCGCAGGATTTAGTAAGAAAGAAGTATCAGTCTCTAAAGAGAAGGAAGTTCTTTCTATCGAAGGTAAATCTGAGGATTCTGAGAAGGAGTTTGTCCATAAAGGACTAGCTTCTAGAGAGTTCAGACGCAGTTTCACTCTTGCAGATGATGTTGATGTTGGAAAGGTAAAATTAGAAAATGGTATTTTGACGGTTTCATTAACTAGGGTTATACCCGAAGCTGACAAACCAATAGAATATAAAATTTCTTAAGAAACCCACTTGAAGATATACCTGTTATAGTGTATAATGGGTATATCTATTTAAATAATGAATTAGTGAATGAGTTTCAAATCAACAAAACAATCTTATAGAGTAATTAAAACATATGGTAATGAACGAGGTTTATCCTGTGCCTTTAGGCAATGGAGAGCAACTTCTCATTGCAATTTAATTCACGGATATAGTTTAGGTTTCAGAATAACATTTGAAGCTCAAACCCTTGACGATAGAAAATGGGTTATCGATTTCGGTGATTTAGGTTTTATAAAAGACTTCCTAGAGGAAAATTTTGATCACATATTACTTGTGGCAGAAGATGATCCACGCATGGCAGATTTATTAAACCTAGATGGTATTGCAGAAATCAGGACATTACCAGTCACAGGATGTGAAGCATTCGCAGAATATGTTTTTCAATATGTTTCACAAGAAGTTAACAAACAATCAGGTGGTAGAGTAAGACTCGTATCAGTTGAATGTTTTGAACATGGTGCAAACAGTGCTTTATTCGGAGATTTTTAAAAGTATACAAGGCGAAGGCCATTACACAGGAGTCACAACCGTTTGGTTAAGATTCTTTGGGTGTAATTTAGAATGTCAGGGGTTTGGTCAGAAAGACCCTACTGATCCATCTACCTATGAGTTACCTTATCTAGATATTGATTTAAAAGATATTACAAAGGTAGAAGATTTACCAGTTTTCCCTTATGGTTGTGATTCTTCTTACTCATGGTCAAAGAGATACAAACATCTTCAAAAGAATGAAACTAATGAAGAGGTTTCTCAACAATTACTTAGTCTATTAAAACATGATAACCATCTTGCATTTACAGGTGGTGAACCATTACTTGCAGCTGCACAAAAGAACATTGTGAGAATAGTAGAATATCTTGTTGTGGCCACAGGTCATCCCATGTCTATACAAAAATTTCCAAAGATTACTATTGAAACTAACGGAACAAGATCACTAATACCTCAATTACATAATACGATACAAGCATCAAACACTGAATTTTTCTTTTCATGTAGTCCTAAGATATTTGGAACCAGCGGAGAAGCCTGTGCAATTTATCCTGATGTTGTCAGTGGATATAATCAAGCATCAGAATTTGGTCAGTTAAAATTTGTTTGTAATGGATCAAACCAATCATGGGATGAAATAGAAGAAGCAATAGGACAATTTAGAACAGCAGGAGTGACATATCCAATATGGATTATGCCTGTCGGTGCAACAGAAGAAAGTCAACATGATAATGCAGCTTTGGTTGCAGAACAAACCATGGAAAAGGGGTATAATGTTTCTGCAAGGGTGCATTGTTATATTTGGGGTAATAAAATAGGAACATGATCGACAGAGATAAAACTTTACCTAAGGGTGATGAACAACTTTTCTATAAAGCTGAGTGGATTTCATCTGATAAAATGGATAATGAAACTAAATGTTTATCTCTCCCATTATTACATGAGGCATTTAAAAGAGTAGTGGAAACACATAAACCAAATCAACCTACTGCATTTTTATCTTTATGCACAGCAACTAGACCCTATTACCACAGTCAAAAATGGAAAAAGTTTAAAGAAAGTTTTGGTAATAAAGTAGATATGATTGTTGTATCAAACGGTGGTATGGTTCCCGAACCATTTTGGGAGTCTTGGCCGTATCTTAATTACGAAGCAGGCCCTCATGATCAAGATGATTTATATAAAGAAGTAATGTATAACAGAATGATAACATTCTTTAAAAACAAATCATATAAAAATGTGATTGCAAACTTTAATCCAAAACAAAGAAACTATGAACCAGCAAAAGAGTCATTAACAGAATTAAAGAATGAGGGGTATATAGAAGATTTTGTAATAATTCCCGAACAAGAATTATACAATGAAGCAAAAGACGATGGATTTCATGGAAGTCCAAACTCAGCAGGTGATATGTTTCCTGATTTACATAAATTTATTTTAGACGGTCTTATCCAACAGGTAGAAACATTTGGATATGATGAATCTAAAATTAAAACAATATATGATTATGAATGAATTAGAAATTAAACAATTAGACGATAAAGTATTGGTAGTGTTATCAGGTGGATTAGATTCATCTGTAGCAGCCATGATGTTAGTGGATCAATACGGTCAAGATAATGTTTCAGCAGTTACTTTTGATTATAATCAGAAACAAGTAATAGAGACCTTTAAAGCAAAAGAACTTTGCCAGGCCTTGGGTATTGAACACCGCATATTAGATTTGAGTATATTGGGAGAGATTGCAAGACCACTATCTGCAAATATTGAAGGAACAGAAATAGATATGCCTAACATTAAAGAAGTGTTGGGTGATCCTCAACCAGTGACCTATGTTCCTTTTAGAAATATGATCCTACTATCACTCGCATTATCCCATGCAGAAGTTCAGAAGTGTAATAAGGTCTATACAGGTTTACAGGTTCATGATGAATATGGTTATTGGGATACAACACAAAAGTTTGTTGATTCAATGAATGCAGTTGCATCACAGAATAGACAACGAAGGATTGAGATATTGGCACCGTTTAGTCAGATGTCAAAAGCAGATGAGATTAAAATTGCAATAGAACTAGGTCAGTTTGATTTATTGAGATATACAATGACTTGTTATGAACCCAACGGATTATTGTCATGTGGAAAGTGTCCATCATGTGCAGAAAGAATACAGAATTTCATGAAAGTGGGTAGGAAAGACCCTATACCTTATGATATAATAATAAACTGGGAGTTATAATAATGTGTGCAATATTTGGTAGTTTTGACAAAGAGAAATTTGAATCGTTAGCAGAGTTAAATCAATATAGAGGTGATTACTCATGGTCGGTAACACAATTTGTTACAGGTGCATTCAAACATTATCGTGACGGTGAAACAGTTTTTGGTTCAAGAATGAGAAAATCTCTTGGTGAATTTCAACTGGAAGGTTGGGACAGTGATTTTGAACATTTTGATGCTACACTTTATAAGACATATTGGTTAGGTCATGTTCAAGCACCAACAACATTAAGTGTGGAAATGCACCCTTCCTGTATAAAACATGATATGTTATGGCACAATGGTATCATTAAAGATTATCAAGTAAAAGAGTGGCAAGAAGGATATGGTAGTCTTAATTGGGATACAGAATTATTACACAGACACATATTATTAGGTGGTGATCTTGATGATGTCGATGGAACATTTAGTTGTGCAAGATATGACGGAGAGCAAGTCACCGTTTTTAGAAATGAGATTAGTCCGTTGTTTTATGATGAAGATTTAAATATCAGTTCAGTTGAGTTTGAAAATTCTGAGGAAACAGAAGCGGGAGTTAATTATGGTATGGATTTTCAAAGTAAGGTTTTAGAACCGCTAAATAGATTTGAAACTAAAGAAAATCCATACTATTTTGGAGAAATAGAATGAAGTATGATGCAAAATTAGGTCAACAAGTTGGTAAACACTTAGTTGAGCTCGGAGTGGAAACTCCAATGAATGGTGGTTATGAACATAATATAGATTATGTTGGAACACGATTCTATGAAATAATGGAAAAACTTGGTTGTGATATGGAAGATGATTCCATGAGGGATAGTCCTAATAGAGTAGCCAGTATGTTCTTTAATGAATTGTTTGTCGGAATGGACTATAAGAAGTTCCCTAGATGCACAATATTTGAAAATAAGATGAACTTTGATTCAATGGTAGTTCAAAAGAGTATCATTGTTAAGTCAGTTTGTGAACATCATTTTCAAACCATCTACGGTAAATGTCATGTCGCATATATTCCTACAGGAAATGTTATAGGACTGTCAAAACTAAACAGAGTGGTAAACTTCTTTGCAAGGAGACCACAGGTTCAAGAAAGATTAACTGAACAAATATATCGTGCATTACAGTTGATATTAGATACTGATAATGTTGCAGTTTACATGGAGTGTGATCACTTCTGTGTAAAAGCAAGAGGTGTTGAAGACGTAAACTCATCTATGGTAACAAGTAGATTGGGTGGTGCATTCTTTGATATACCACATGCAAGAGCAGAATTTATGTCGATTGTGAATGACTAACTATGAGTTATGTCTCTAGCATTTGGTATTACATTGGGTTTTACTACTTAAAGGAATTATGTAAATGATTAATTTCGAGTATGTAATCTCAGGTATGACGATGGGGACTTCAAATCTCTATTACGATCAATCTGTGCTTGAACCATATGTAGAGGTTCTTAATAATAAGATAACTCATATGGATAACAAATATGATAATCAAAACATATCCATGTTGTTCAATTCACATACAGAACCAAGTCATGGTGAAGCCATGCACGATCTATTGAACCACTGGCATAATCTATATGCAGACAGTGGTGGTCTACAACTTTCAAGAACAAAGAAAGGATTAACACCTGAGATTAAAGATAAGATTTATAAACACCAAGCAAAGTATTCAGACATTGCAATGATCTTTGATGATATTCCAGTGGAATTTGATGGATCAAATAGTGGTTGGTCAATGAAAACGTCTACATTTGGTAGACGATTTGCAAGAGATTTAATTGGTAAGACTGCAAGATCGACACTTGCAAATGTTAAGAGACAAATAGAGGTGTTTAATGCACTAGAAAGTGACACTAAGATTACACTCATTGTTCAAGGACAAGACATAGAATCATATCGAGAATATATTGAAACGATTGTTGAAGGATTAACCGAGGAAGAATTAAAGAGGTGTTGTGGTATTTCTTTATCGTCTGCTTGTTCGGGTGCAAGTCTTGATAACCGAATGGAAATGATTTACGCAGTTAAAGATTTAGAGATTCCAATGTCCCTTAAAGAGAATATACATTTATTGGGAGTGGGTTCACATAAAATGATGATGCCATTTTTCATATCACCTGAGTATTTTAGTTTTGTAAAAACGGTTTCATATGATTCATCTACTCATGCTAACTCATGGTTCTTTTCAAGATATAGAGACGAGAATTGGGTTAATATTGATATTGAGAGTCCAGCAACAACGAACAAAGACCATGACTGGATTTATCGTAATCAGTTAGTCCCAGTATTCAGTGATTTATATCAGAAGAATAAAGAAGCATTTGATGCGTTTGATATACCTAATTACGATTTTTTAATTGATGAATGCACCAAGTGGTCACTTAGGAATAAAGAGAAAAAGATTAAATGGCATAGTGATCAAGGTTATCATGGGTCACACCTGTTAGCATTCTTTAATGTAATGCAAACAGTAGAACATTACATGGGCTTTGTAGATAAATATACTAATAACCCATCACTATTGAATGATAGGGGTTTATCTAAAATAACTGATTATGGACAATTTGTTAATGAGTGGTTGCCTTTACAGGGTAGTCAAGATAAATTACCCGAACAATGGGGGGGTTCGTTAAATGAGTTCTTCACCTAAACTGATTTATAAGTATAGTCAGTATAATAAAGACATTCACTATATTGCAGAGAATATAGAGTTTAGTCATGTGATTGGAATTTATAGGGGCAGTCTTCCTATTGCAACACATTTATCTAATATAAAAGATGTGAAAATGAGTATTATAGGATTTCAGTCTAGGGATGGAAATGATAAGAGCCCTGCTTGGATATTAAATAAGATGGGTAAACAGGTAGTAAACAAAGGAATATTATTAGTAGATGACATTTATGATACTGGAAAAACGATGAAAAGTGTTTTAAAATTTATAAATAAAGACAATGTTCATCCAGTATGTTTATTTGGTCGACCCAATAATGAGGATGTTCAATTTTTACATCTTAATGAGGGAAAATGGGTAGTATTCCCATGGGAAGTATAATGACAAAATTATTTGGAACAGTATATCAGGTTGTAGAAAATCCTAACGAGGAAGATGCAGCTGTAGAAATTTTAGACGGTGAGTGGAAAGGGTTAGTATATCAATATGGTAAAGTTCAATTTGAAGATGGTAAGCCTAAGTTAAATTTTCAAAGAACTATTAGAAAACTTCCTGAGTCAGGAGAGGACTTTGAAACACTCCTAAATAATGAGGAACTTAATACACTAATGGGTGATATATTAGTTGAACTCTTAGAGGAAAAGATAAAACATGAACAAAGAGATATTGAAGGAACAGATTAAGAGACACGAAGGTGAAGTGTTAGAAGTATATGCAGATTCATTAGGATTCAGAACACTAGGTGTGGGACATCTTATTAAAAGAGATGATCATGAATATGGTTCACCTGTTGGAACACCTGTTTCACAAGATATTGTAGACGGATATTATGAAATAGATTTTGCAACACATTTGGTTGAAACTAAACATTTAGTAGATGATTTTGATGATCTTCCCGAAAACATCCAACATGTTTTAGTAAATATGTGTTTTAATTTAGGTGCAACTAGACTTTCTAGGTTTAGAAAAATGTTAGGTTGTGCAAATCGCCATGAATGGAAAGAAATGGCAGTAGAAATGGAAGATAGTAAATGGTTCAGTCAAGTAGGAAGACGATCCAAAGAATTACAGGAGTTAGTATTAGATGCTTAATGTTAGATGTTTACGGTTATTAAATGGTCAAACCATTATTGGGTTTGTGTCAACAAATTGGTTGAGGAGAACATATACAATAGCAGATTGTAATGTTTTAATATTAGATGCAAATGAAGAAACGCAGTCTATGAGTGTAAATTTTGCACCATGGCATGCTTATGCAAAGGAGTATACCTTTACTATTCCATGGAAACAGGTTGTTTGTGTGTTTGAACCACGACCAGCCCTTGAAACAAATTATAAAGTAGCAACAGGAAATAAACGATGACTATAGATATGAAGGATGAAATCCTAAAAACGCTAGTGCAAAACGCGACTGCACAAATTCAAAAACACAAAACGAATGTAGAAATACATTTACAAAATCCAGCAGGAGTCGCAGAACATCCTGATCATTTGGATACAATAGAAAAAGAAATAGAGTTGATTGCAAAATATATTGATATAAAAAGTGCTATAGAAACTCAATTTGGAGAAGGAAAGTCCCTATTAAAAGAATAGATACTGTGGTATAATAACAGTATGGATTTCTACACAAATGTTTGTCGCACTCGCGACAAGATTCTCGTCAAAGGATATAAAGGAAACAAACAACAAAAGTTGTCTGTTGCATATCGTCCTAATCATTACATCCCATCTAGGAAAGGTGAATCACCTTATCATGCTTTAGATGGAAGACCACTTGAGGTTGTCAATCTCAATTCTATGGGTGGTGCAAGAAAGTTCAGAGAGAAATATAAAGATACTCATGGGTTCGAGATTCATGGGTATGACAGATATGTCTACACTTATATTGCAGATAAGTTTCAAGGGAATATAAAATTCAATCAAGATTTAATCCGAATTGCATCACTTGATATTGAGTGTGAATGTGAAGATGGATTTCCCGAACCAGCATTAGCAAAAGAAAAGGTTAATGCAATAACCATTAAACCATTTGGTAAAGCTCCACAAGTATTTGGAATCGGCCCTTGGGATAAAACAGGTGTTGTTTATCATAATTGCAAGGATGAACATGAACTGTTAACAGAGTTTATGACATATTGGATTAAACAGTCGTTTGATATTATTACAGGTTGGAATGTTGATACATTTGATATAACTTATCTTTGTAATCGTATTGATAGATTGTTTGGTGATGGAGAACATAAGAAATTATCCCCATGGAAAATGTCTGATGTTAGAGAATGGAGTCAGATGGGTTATCAAAACAATATGGCCTACACCTTGTATGGAATTAACATTATTGATTATTTGGACTTATACAGAAAACATACTTTTGTTAATCAAGAAAGTTATAAACTTGATCATATTGCAAATGTAGAGTTAGGTAAAGGTAAGTTAGATTATTCTGAGTATGGAAATCTCCATACACTTTACCGAGAGAATTATCCAAAGTTTCTTGAGTATAATGTTCGTGATGCAGTTCTTATTGAAGAGTTAGAAACAAAACTAGGATTAATTGAATTAGTCTTAACGATGTCCTATAATGCAAAGTGTAATTTTCAAGACACTTTCGGGATGGTGAAGTATTGGGAAACCATTATCTATAATTTCTTGAAAGAACAAAACATTGCTACACCACCACAAAGACTTAGAGTAGAAAAAACCCATTCCATTATTGGTGCATATGTTAAGGAACCACAAGTCGGTGGTCATGATTGGGTTGTTTCATTCGACTTAAACAGTTTGTATCCTCATCTCATCATGCAATATAACATCTCTCCTGAGAAAATGGTTAAAGGTAAGGTCGATATAAGTGTCGCAAGTGTCATGAGCGGCGAATTCGATTTAGATAAAGAATTACGGAAACTTTCCGTAATAACAAAAAGAAATCAACCAAGTGATTATACCGTGACACCTAATGGTGCGGTGTTCAAAAGAGACAAACAAGGATTCCTTCCCGAACTCATGGAGAAATTCTATGATGAACGTAAAGAGTGGAAAAAGAAGATGATTGATTATCAAGTTGAATATCAGTCTGCAGATGCAGAAAGAAGAGTAGAACTTGATACACTGATTAAACGGGCGTATAACAACCAACAAGTAAGAAAGATCGCCTTAAACTCCGCATATGGAGCTCTAGCAAACCAGTATTTCGCATTCTTTGATGTTGATCTTGCAGAGGCAATTACAACATCAGGACAGATGGTAATCAAGTGGGCAGAAAAAACCATTAATGAATACCTTAATAAGATTCTTCAAACAGAAGATGAAGACTATGTGATTGCAATGGATACTGATTCAGTATACATTACACTTGATAAATTGGTGTCCCAAGTGTTTGAAGAAGACACTCCAAAAACAAAAATTATAGATTTCTTAGACACGGTTGCAAAGGAAAGAATTGAAAAGGTTTTAACAGAAGGATTTGAAGACCTTGCACAATACACCAACGCGTTCCAACAAAAGATGGATATGGGTAGAGAGGTAATTGCAGATAGAGGTATTTGGACTGCAAAGAAACGATACATTCTTAATGTATATGACTCAGAAGGGGTCAGATATGCACAGCCGAAACTTAAAATGATGGGTATTGAAACTGCAAAGAGTTCAACACCTCAATGGATTAGAGGAAAGTTAACTGAAGCATTTAAATTGGTTATGACCGCAGATGAAGAGGTGTTATGGGATTTCGTAGAGAATGCACGAAAAGAATTTAGAAATCTACCACCCGAAGAGGTTGCATCACCAAGAACTTGTAATAACTTACAACAGTATTCAGATTCTACTCATATTTACGGTAAAGGGACACCAATTCATGTCAGAGGGTCTTTGTTGTTTAACCACTTATTGAAAAAGAAGAACATTGATAAACGATATGAATTGATTAAGAGTGGAGATAAGATTCATTTTGCATATCTTACAGTTCCAAATGTATTAAATGAAAATGTTATTTCATTTATGAGTGTTTTACCACACGAATTAGATTTAAAACGATTTATCGATTACGATAAACAGTTTGATAAGGCCTTTATTGAACCATTGAAAGCTGTTATCAATTTAATAAATTGGAATGTTGAACCTGTCGCGAGCTTAGATTCATTTTTTCAATAAATAGAATTGAGTATGTT